TAAATAGGAATGTATGGAAACCTGATTTCATTACGTTTAATGACAGGTCGGTATCCTCATTGAACTTACCACGCCAAGAGATTTTCGGATATATGTCATTGGACAATAAGATGCACGAATATACTCGGGTATTGTGATAGTATGGTGGACGTTTGGTAAAGGCTGGACAGAAGAACGCATAGTTCATACCCGACATTTTAACATCGGTATACCTATCAGTAAAGTCTTCGCATGTTCTAAAGCACGTAGGTGTTGTCATCTTGGTCTTTCTATTGTTATGTAACCTATAGAAATTATGGATATTATCATCCAGAATCCAATGCCGTTTGTGACCTTCATTAATAGAGTGTTCCCATACCCAGTTCCTTACAGGGATAGAACCACCTAGCAGGCCGGTTACTTCACACCTTCGAGCCCATCGTGGATTATCTCGGAAATCGTCTGGTAGACATAGAAGTCTATTAGGGTTGATTACTGCAGCATAAGCATCATATTCAGATTTCTCAATAACCACCCTATACATTGCACCCATGTCGTCCAGAGTCTTGACTGTAAGCCTAGAATCTGCACGACCTTTAGAGATGATGTAAATAGGATATTTTGGTTGCATATTATACTCCCGTAATGATTCCCTGTTTAGGTGGTACTACAATTTTAGAATCCATCTGCTGGATTTGTTCTACAAGTTGAGCGTTGGGTTCAACTACAAATACAACAAACCTATCGGCAATTGTAATGCCCTTCTTAGCTTCGGTATATGCCATGAAAGGCATGAATCCGATCTTACCTTCACCCGCTGGAATGAGGCTGTAGCCATTTGTAATAGTGATGCTATTATCTATATTGTCTTTTATGTTTCCGATGATTTCTTCACCTGATGATAATCTTACTAATTTCATATTTTTCTCCGTTATTGTGTATATTATAACACATTTTTGTGCAAAAGTAAAGGGTTATCCAAAAAAACTTTCCAATGAGGATTGTTCTTCGGATGACCAACCGATTGATTTAAGTATAGGTTCAATGGGACCTAAGAATGTTTTCTCGAATTGTAATTCGTAGTCTATATATTTAGCCAGTTTAAATTCTTCTGGTAGATACTGGGTGAAACCAATTACATTCTCCTTAAGGCTATTAGGGGTTTTGAGATAGATAAATTTGATCTTCTCGCCATTCTTAATAGGTTCATACTTTTTGTTTAGACTATAATCTACCAATAGTTTGTTGTGTAGCAATGCGGCACGAACATGTATTGGGGTACCCTTCTTATAAATTGTAGTAGTATCCTTATACTCCCGCACCTTTGATACCCCACGTGGGAAGGCAATTCTATCAGCTGATAGTGAGCAGAAGTATTGTTTGAATTGTTTAATGGACTTCTGCACTGTAGCCTCGTCGGATACCATAATCACTTTAAAGATTTCTTTTAGAGCATCACGACATGGTTCTGGCGTAGAGGATTTAATAGCCTCAATGCCCATGATTTTTAGTTTAGGTTCCGAGTATCTTACACCCTCATTGTCGAACACATTAAGTATATATCGTTTCTTAGCAGTCCAGATACCACGATCGGCAATTACTTCTCGTTTCATTACCATTCGGTTCTGGATACCACCCATCATCTTATAGAGGTTATCATAAGATTCTGCGAGTACTGGTTCTAGCTTCTCTGAGGCAACTGCATCTAGGAAGTCAATAGGGTTAGAAGGGTTTACAGCCTTAACTAGGTCATCCATATTCACATAGAGTGAATCAGTGTCGATTGCAATCACATAGTCCTTCTTGGTTTTAAGAATAGACTGCATGTATTTGTTAATGGCAACTTCAGCCCATCGGATCGTCAGCTGACCTGAGAGTGTAATAGCCTCTGCAATTCTCTGGTCAAAGAATCGGAAGTACTTGTTACCCATAGCGCCATACAAACTGTTTAGTAGAATCTTGATTGCCATCTGTCTGTTCTCAGCAATGTTAATTCTCTTTTCAATGGCATACAGAGCCTGTTTATCTTTCTTATCAACCTTCTGTAGTTCTTTCTGTGCTTGAATCATATCTTGTTTGACTCCAACACGTTCACTATACATACCATCTACGAGAGTTGGCATGAAACCTTTCTTATCGGTTCTAAACATCTGACCATTACCACCGATAGCTTTGCCTGGGTTATCGAATGTATAACCATCCAGTAGTTTCTCTATGTCTACGTTCATAACTTCACCATTAGCAATAGTCTCCGTAGACATATTATACTGCATAATGAGTGATGGATACAGGGAGTTAAGGTCGAAGGATACCACGTTCTCGTGTAGACCAACCATGGGATCTTTTACATAACCACCAGGATAGTCCGACTTGATCTTGTTCTCATAGAATGGAATGGCAGTCTTGTTTGCATACAAGTATCTGTGGATGATTGATTCCCAGATAGATGTTACTCCGAAGGTGTCTGAGTAGTTCACGCCACCTTGGTAAGCCATTGTAAGACAGAGAGTAATAAGACCCATCTTGTCTTCCAGCCGTTCTATTAACTCTACGTCTTTAATGTTATAGTCAATGAATTTCTGATGGTCAAACTTATATAAGGTATGCAGTGAACCGTGTTCGGCATATGAGAGTTTCTTCTCGCCGAGTACTACATTAGCAATGTGATCTAGTCTATAGGATTCTTGGGTACCATAAGAGTACCCAAACTTCTGGAATAGTTCTAGGTAATCAATAGTTGATATACCCTTGAGGTCGTAGGTAACCTGTTCTCTACCCATCATCTTGACATCGTATTGGTCTACCAATCCCCACGGAGAGAACTTTTTAACCATGTCTTCGCCGAGGATTTTAAGTGTACGGTTGACTAGATATGGCACATCAAAGAATCTGATATTCCAGCCGGTAATAATGTCTGGGCAATGAGCGGGGTGACACCAATGCAAGATAAACTGGGACAGAAGTTCTGCTTCGCTCGAGCACTTCTTATAGATTACCTGATGGTCTTTCATTAGAGTTGCTGACACATCATAGTCATTGAGACCCCACACGTAATAGATGTTGTCAATGTTGTTCTTCATTGCGATGGATATTACTGGGTAATCAGCAACATCTGGCTGTGGGAAACCCTCATCTGAGGCTACCTCGATGTCAAATGATGTTACATTAATCCGATTACGGTCAAACTCAATAGTCCCTGGGAATTCATCATTAATGAATGCTGGTATGTATCGGTCGTTACCGTAGATGTGTCTACCTGCTGTAGACTTATTAGCATGAATCCATTCTTTGGCATCACGCATTGTATCCATTTGGATAGGAGCAACTGGAGTACCATCTAGTGATTTCCAGTCTGTAGGTTTGGGGGTGTTAACAAACAACGTTGGTTTGTATTTGATTTTTTCTTGTTTCTTATGGCCGTTTTCATAGCCGCGATAGAGTAACATATTACCGTATCGAGTTACGTTTGTGTAGAATTTCATAACGAATTTGTCACCTGTTTAATATATGTATATTATATCACATTATGGTGGGAAAGTAAAGTGTTTTGTTCAAAAAGGTTGGGGGAGTTTTGACGTCCCCCGCATGATTTTTGTCAGTTTGGACTTAAAAGTTAGACACTTGTAATATCATAATAAGCGGCGCTAATCCTAAGATAAACATCGCTGTCATTAGACATAGTGTACAGTTCTTTAAGGCCTCGGCAACGTCTTCATACTTATTCATGTATTGAATAATATGTTTCATGTTGTGCTCCAGTAGTAATTTAATTAAATTATCTACCAAGTTTCGCTGCTCACCGGAGTTACTCTTGCAAGAACTCCTTCTTCTTTGATGCCCCAGCAGACCCTATTTTGATCTCCCTAGGACGCCTCTCCTCTGGAACTTCAACTCTGGCATTCACCACGAGTATTCCATTCACAAGATCGGCACCGTCAATAACAACAAATTCAGAGAGTCGGAAGGACTTCTCAAATTTGCGGGACGAGATACCCTTATGTGCGTATTCTCTAGCATCGTCTCCTTTTGATCCCTTTACTAATAGAATACCATCCTTCACCTCAATGGAAATATCTTCCTGTGAGAAGCCCGCAACTGCCAGTTCAATGATAAAATTTTCATCATCGACCTTTACTACATTGTGGGGTGGATAGTTATCTTGTGATCTTCCAGCTGAGTGGATTCTCTCAAGTTCGTTTAGTATCGGTTCAAATCCGATAAATAAAGAACGTGGCACGTTCATAGTATTTCTTACCATAGCTTTCTCCTTATGTTTTAAGCAAGTTAAATGTGGCCCCGATTATTCAGCAACCACATTTATTTATACAACTTTCGTTGTTAGTTTAGACACTTCTTGCAAACTTTATTAAGTCTGCTGCATTTCATTAGTTTATGAAATGATTTCCAAATGTCATTTATTCTTTTCTCCATTACTGTTACCTATATTATATTTAGGACACAGCTCCCATTGCGATTTCTCTTTAAATGGAATGACCTTTATCTGACGCAATGGGGCAAGACTCTTTACTGTTCCTGGTTTTAGTATAGTAACTAGTCCCCAGTCAGCTAGTAAAGTAGTAATTGTGTTCCTACGTTCTAGGTCATTCTCTATCAAGTTAGAAGGTTTACCATCTAACAAGAATAGTTCTTTGAAGTGTACAATAAAGTATCTGCCCTGCTTGTGCAGAATATGACACGATTGGTACAACTTTTGATCTTTGCGCGAGGCAACTCCGATTCGGGTTAATGTTTCCCTAATCTTTAAAAAGTCGTCTGGCTCGTTGAGGGTGATTTCCAGCATGTCAGCTGGAACCCAGTTTTTGATTTCAATATTTTCGTTTTCCACCTTTATAAATCCTTTGTTTCAATAGTTCAATTTGTTCATTATTAAATAATCGCAAAACAGATTTAGCCTTTTCATTACTATATCCATAATATTCTTTAATGAGTTCTAGGTTATCAACCTCCCGTGGTTTCAGCCACTTGGAGAACCTTTTCTTCTTCCTAATTATATTTATAAGAAAATGATATTGAAGCTTATTGTCTATATGGTGGTTAACATTCATCTCGTTGGCATATAACACAGTGTCATTAAAGTAGGATAATGCCCTATTTACCATGAAAGCTGGATAAGCCTTCTCGGTAATATCATCGGGCATTATATCTTTCTTAGTGACATTAATGCTGTTTACATAATCAAAGGGGTTACTCACTTGAACTTCACCTGCGACATAATTTCAGTACAGCATGCTACGATATTCAACTCGTGATCGGCAACGAAAGCATTCTTATACTGGTAGTCTGCAAGAATGAGAACTAGCTGAGGTATACTTTGTGGGTCTACGTGATCAGCCATGTTGTCATATATCTTACGGAATACAGCAGCAGGTTCAGTGTCAATATTGTCTGCAACCCATTGGCGCATTTTCTTAAAGTCTTTGCGTTGTAGGGATTGCATCAGTTCATTAACCGATACATCAGATAGGGTAACCAATATGCCCGTATCAATAGTACCAGATACTGAATATCTTTGCAACTCGTTTAATACTCTACGCCAGTCCGGCATGTGTTTCATAATGAGTTCTGCAACTACAGGAACCTCGTATGATACACCTTCGGTATCAAGAATGAATTGAATCCGCTTTAGCATTTCACCGCATAGGGCTCCAGAATCTTTCTTGGACATATTGAATTCAATCACAGAACATCTACTATGTAGTGGTTCAATGATTCGGTTCTTAAAGTTACACGTTAATATAAACCTACAGTTCGCACTAAATTCTTCTATGAATCCACGTAAAGCAGGTTGTGTTGATTGGGGATTAAGGTAGTCAGCCTCGTCAAGTATCACTACTTTATAGCCACCCTGTAGGGAGACCGACGAGGCAAACTTCTTAATCTTATTTCGGAGAGTATCAATGCCAGATTCTTCGGATCCGTTAATTAACAGATAGTCCAAATCTAGTTCGTTACACAGAGCCTTAGCGATAGTCGTTTTACCAGTACCGGCTGTTCCGGTCAGCAGCATGTTGTGAAGTGCACCCCCTCTAACAACATCTGCAAAAGTTTGCTTGATTGCGCTTGGTAAAATTGTGTCACTAATTTTCTGTGGTCTGTACTTCTCTACCCATAAGAAATCATCCATCTATAGTACTTCCCAACCAGTAACTGTAGAGAGTCTAAATGATCGCCAAGCGTCTTTGTCAATAGACCATACAGCCAAATGCGCGCTGTCTGGACTAATTGATGTAATTTCAGTTTTTTGATCGTTAGCTAATAACAGTTTTTCGTTGAGAGTACATGGCATGACTCGTACTTCACCTGAGTCAATCTTTTGAAAGGTTACTGTAACAGTACCTAGTTTGAGAGCCTCAATAAGGCGAGAGGTTTCGTTGCGATCCATAATAAACTCCATAATAAAAAGGGGTGGGGCCCGAAGGCCCCGTTAGATTAAGCTTCAGCCGAGGCTTCGTCTTCAACCGGCAAATCACCTTGTGGTGCTTCACCTTCTGCGGGAGACGCGGCATTCAAGAATGCTACAGTCCGGTTTCTCAATGAACCGATTGCTTCCATTTCGGGGCCTTCGAAACCACCTCTCTTAGAGCAAATATCGATAATTTGCACGAAGGTTGAGATGTCGCTTAGAGACAGTTGAGGTGCCTCGGATTCAGTTGCTTCTACCATGTTTTCTTGTTCAGTCATTT